TCGGGTATGCGACTCCTCCCTCAGACGGGGCGGCGGTGGTCATCAGCGACAAGATCGGCGGAGAAACGCGCTCCTGGCTTTACGACGGCACCAGCAAGCGGTGGGAAGCGGTGGACGATCTGACGCTGGACAGCGAAGCTCCACGGTCGCTCGGTGATCCACAGGGGCTTGCAGCCTGTCTCGCCATGGAGATTAGTGACCAGTTCTCCGGCACGTTGAACGCCATCACGGTACAGCAGGCCGCGCGGTACAAGTCTGCAATTGCTAACGGCTATGGGTTCGATCGCCAGCCTGTTCCTGGGGTATATTGCTAATGCCTGATACGTATCTCAACCGCTCGCTATATGCCGATCCGGTTTGGCTCGTAGACGGCAACGGGAATACCATTGATCTGGCGGCGCTGCTGACGGGAACGGCGGCGGTCGTGCCTACGTATGACGACCAGCGTGTGTTCGATGGCGCGGGGTTTACGGTCAGCACCAACATCGTTGCGGTTCCGGCCAATAACTATTTGCTGACTGAGCTGAACAACCCGGCGGGTTCTGGCGTCAACTTCATCATGGTCGCCCGGTCGTTTTCGTGCAACATCGTAGGCGGTAACGCGCCGCTAGAGTATCTTCGGTATGCCAGCACGTCGTATCTGCCTTCCGGTACGACGACCACAGTGACGGTCAATAACCGCATCAGTGGCGGCGCGGCTCCTCCGGTTGGCACGACATTCCGCTACATGACGGGGACCGGACTGCCCGTAACCACCAATGGCGGCAGCACGCTTGCGACCTCTACATCGGCGGGCTTCGTGCCCACTAATGGCGAAGAAATTCGCATTCACGATATTGTAGCTGTCGCGCCCGGTCAGCGCCTGGTGTATGCTGTCGGCGGCGCTGGCGGAGGGTTGGCGACTACCGCTCGGATCAAGTCTACTCAGCTCTTTTATACGAGGCCCGTGTAATGGCTCAGATGATTATCGCTGACATGGACAGCTGGAAGCGCGCTGCCGTCGACGTGGACAGCGAAGGTGCGTTTTCCATTCTGGTTGTGGACAAGACGGGCAACAGCCTGCTTGCGCAGATTCTTGATCAGCTGAAGATCGTCAACGCTCGGCTTAACGCGGGCATTAAGGTGCAGACGCTCGGCCTCGGCATTACCGTTCCGGCTGTCGTCACGCTGTGAGCACTGAGGTCATCCAGACCGGTGGGCGCGTCACCGTCAAGACGGAAGCCGGAACAGATGGCCGGGATGCGTCCAAGGAAGCGTTCGACGCGGGTCTAATCACGACGCCGACGATCACGGCATATTCAACCTACGTCGCCAGCTTGGTCGCGGGTAGTAGCAACGCCACTACGCTGAACAACCAGCCCGCTAGCTATTACACGAACGCCAGCAACCTTTCGGCTGGGACGCTTCCGGTCGAGCGGCTTCCGGCCATCACGTTTGCATCGCTGACCGGTAAGCCTACCACGATCGCAGGGTATGGCATCACCGATGCGGTGACGACGTTCGCCCAGCTTGGCGGCAAACCAACGACGCTGGCGGGCTATGGGATCACCAACGCCCAACCGCTCGACGCCGATCTGACTGCGCTTGCCGGTCTGACGGGTACGAACACGGTCTACTACCGATCAGCCCCCGATACGTGGTCGCCTGTGACGTTCGGCACCGGGCTGACGTTCTCTGGCGGCACTCTGACGGCTGCCGTGTCTAGCGGGACGGTCACGTCGGTCGCGGTGGCGACGGCTAATGGCGTCTCGGGAACGGTCACCAATCCGAACACCACACCTTCGATCAGCATCACACTCGGCGCGATTACGCCTACCAGCGTGGCGGCAACCGGCATGGTCACCGGCTCGAACATCACTGGGACGAACACCGGCGATCAGACGATCACGCTAACCGGCGACGTGACGGGCAGCGGAACTGGATCGTTCGCGACGACGCTGGCCACGGTAAATAGCGCGCCTGGAACGTATGGCAGTAGCACGGCTATTCCTGTCGTTACGGTCGACGGCAAGGGGCGGATTACCTCGATCACCACGGCCGCCAACACTGGCGGGGGTGGAGGCGCATCGGGCACTGTCACGTCGTTCGCGTTTACGAATGGCAACGGTTTTACCGGCACCGTAACGAACCCGACCACGACGCCCACGCTATCTCTGACGTACAACGGCGACGCTGGCACGTTGGGGGGCAACGCGCCTTCGTACTATACGAACAGTTCGAACCAGAGCACGGGCACGCTTCCCGCTGGTCGCCTCCCTGCGCTGACGGGCGATGTGACGACGACGGCTGGTTCAGCTGCCACGACGATCGCAACGGGCGTTGTTACGCTTGCCAAGCAGGCTAACGTAGCAACAGGTAGCGTGTTCTACCGTAAGACGGCGGGAACGGGCGCGCCTGAGGTGCAGACGCTTGCCACGCTAAAGACTGACCTCGGGCTGACCGGTACGAATTCCGGCGACCAGACCGACATCACCGGCAACGCGGGCACGGCAACCAAGCTCCAGACAGCGCGTGCCATCAACACCGTGTCCTTCGATGGTACTGCGGCAATCACCATTACCGCCAACTGGAATGCTGTCCGCACCCTTAGTTTCACCGGCGACGTATCGGGTAGCCTTTCTACCGACGGTGGATCAAACACGTCTACAGCGTTGACGTTGGCTACCACAGGCATTGCCGCAGGCTCCTATAATTATCCGGCGGCAATAACTTTTGACGCTAAAGGAAGGGCCACTAGCGCCACTGCTGGGGTAGAGCCTCTAGCACGCAAAACCGTCATCAACACGTACACGGCGAGCACGACGGCGGTAGCGGCAGACGCTGAGGCGTTGGTGCGAATGAATGCCGCATCGGCTAACACCTATACGATCCCGACTAACGCTAGCGTTTCACTCGCCATTGGCACCCGCATCGACGTGCAGCAAACCGGCACCGGTCAAACGACAATCGCGGCGGCTTCGGGCGTGACGATTGAGGTGCCCAACCGCAAGATCAGCGCACAATACGCTGCGGTCTCGCTCGTCAAAGTGGCAACCGACACATGGACGATCATCGGTCCGGTGGTCGCCTGATGTTGACGCTTGGAACCGTGTCCGCGCAAGCCGTCGTGGCGGCGCTGGTGCGTCGTGTCCGCACAGCAAACGGTGATGACACGGTGCCAGCTGGCAAGACGACATGCACAGCTCATCTTTTAGCGGGCGGCGGAAACCCTTTCAGCGAATATGATCCTGACACAGGAAATACTACTTTCTACGGCGGCAAAGGCGCTGAATTTAGAACTGGGATTACCTTTTCGGTTACGTCGGGCAGCACTGTTTCTTTCGCTGCTGGAGCGGGGCGCTCGACGGTAACCTATGCAGGTAGCCTGCTGGGCAGTGCAATGCCGGGCGACGAGGGCGGCGCGGGCGGCACCGGCGGCACCGGCAAGACCGGCGGTTCGGGCGGGATTGCTGGTGGCGGCTCGGCTGGCGGAGGCGGCGCGGCAGGAAGCACTGGGAACGGTGGAGTGGCTAGTGGGGCAACAGGCGGTGTGCGCGGGACCGGTGCCAGCTTCACTGACACTGAAACTGGCGTCACTTACGTGAACGGACCGGGCTACTCCGCCAGCACCAACACTCAAGCGGGCTACGGCGGGGGCGGCGGATACATCGGCGCGTCGGCGCAAGCGGCTGGTGGTGGATTCGTCGTGTTGGAGTACACGTAATGACACCTCCTGTGACCGTTTCCGGGAAGTAAGCGTGCCGATTCTCCCCCTCGGCATCAACGCATACAAGCGCTCTACCGGTATGGTGCCGGAGGTGCGCCTCGTGAACCTGTACGTCGAGCCGGACAAGTCGGGCATCTCGCCGGACGATACGCTGCGTATTCAGCGGCCGGGGTATTTCACCACTAGGACGTTTGATTCGAGCATTCGCGCGCTAGACTACCGTGTCGGTTTTGCCGAACAGATCGCTATCGCCGGACTGACTCTCTACGTGAACGGTGCCAGCAAGGGCGTTATTCCTGGTAACGGCGTCGTGCCCACAGTCTCCACGACATTCAATTATGCAGCGGTCGCCGATGGTAAGGTCCATCTGTACGACGGCTCAACCGTGTCAGCCCTGACCCTTCCAGATGGTTATCTAGCTCAGGATGTGGATCAGCTGAACCAGTACGTTCTGGTGCTCACGTCCGGTGGAAGCGGACGGTTCTACTGGATCGTACCAGGTGAAACGACGATCGACGCGCTCAACTATGCCACGGCGGAGAGTTCGCCGGATGGTGCAGTGGCCGTTCGTCGGGTTGGTGACGAGCTGTGGTTCTTCGGCACTGATACGATCGAAGTGTGGCAAGCGACGGGTGACCAGGATGCTCCGTTTCAGCGGGCATCGGGGCGTTTGTACGAGCGTGGGTGTCTCGCACGGGATACGGTTCGCCGTTTTGATAACAGCGTGATGTGGGTTGCAGATAACGGCGAGGTCTGCAAAGGTGGCGCTGTACCGCAAGTCGTCAGTGATAACGGACTCACTGAACGCATTCGTAAGAGGGGGGGTGATCTATCCGCCTGGGTGTTCGGTATCGACGGCCACGAGTTCTATGCGCTCAACGTGCCGGGACAGGGTACTTTCTGCTTCGACGCCTCCACGGCGCTATGGTGCGAGTTCGCCAGCTTCAGGAAGACCGGTTGGCTACCGACCGTTGGCTACGAAAACGCAGGTCAGGTATTCTGCGGGGGAGTTGATGGCAAAGTCTGGCGGCTTGATCCCGAGGCGGACCAGGACGACGGACAGGTGATCGAGCGGACTATCACCGCCAGTATCGCCGTTGCAGGCGCATCGCAGCCTAACACGTCGCTTAGCCTTGGCATCGGGGCATCTGCCGATACGACTGTGCGCGTGCGCTGGCGCGATGGACAGGACGACTATCCCGCCTATTACGACACGCTGCCGATTCGTGCCGGGTTCGATGTTGCCAGCATGTATCGGCTTGGCACTCCTCGCCAGCCTTATCGAGAATTTGAGATCAGCTTTGTCGGGCCGGAGCGGGTACGAATTGCTGGTGCTATGGTAAATTCAGCATGGCAGTAGCGCCCCTCCCCGTCCTTCGCATCCCCACACTGTCGCAGGCGCAGCCGTTTGTCGATAAAGACGGGCGGCTGACCAATGAGGCGTTACGGCGGCTCAATGAAATTCTCGGCGGACTGACGAGACAGGGTAACGCCACGGCGGAAGCGATCAACGCGGCTAACCTCGCAGCGGCGGCGGCAGATGCGGCTCAACAGGCGGCTGACATGGCGCAGATCGCGGCAGACCAAGCCCAGTCGTCGGGCAACGTCACGTCATCCGAACTGGCTTTGCAGAATAGCTACATCAGCCCGGTAAGCGTGCTGACGGCGACGCCCACAACCATCACGATCGCCAACCACACTCGTTATTACGCTGACGGGACAAGTGTTCCCGTGAATGGCGCGACGATCGCGGCTTCGGGGCCGGGAGACACCGATTACGTGTATTACGACCAGCCCTCCCGTGCAGGCGGTACGGTGTCATATCAGATCAGCGTCACGCAGCCCATTCAGTCCGGTGATCGACACGTCATTGGCGCTGTGATGATCCCCACGGTTGGCACGGCGAACGGAGGACGTGGACCCCGCGCACCTGGCACTGTTGAACCATGATTCGCCGGGAACGTGACGCCGAACTATTGAACCGCATCGCGTCCACGATCAACGACGAGCGGTTTCTCAGCCGGTATTGCGCCGGAAGTGACTGGACAGCAGCGACCTCTCATTGCGCTGTGCTATCCAATGGTGAGGACGCATTCATGGCGTTCGAACAAACGGCAGAGCGGGATTGGCAGGTAGCTACGATGTTCGCACCGTCGTGTCGGGGCAAGAGAGCGGTTCAGGTCGGGCGAGAGATGTTCGACTACATGATGCCCAAGTGGGCGGACCTGATATTCGGCTCCATCTCGACCAAGCTGCCGCACGCCATCTGGTTCTATAGACAATTGGGTGGTATTCAGATACCATGTGTCGAGAGTGGCGGTGCTGAATGGTATCCCCAAGACGGTGAGGTTCTTTTAGCCATGCGGAAGCCCAACTAATGGCGGCGGTGGCGGCACAGGCCGGTGCATCGATTATCTCTGGCATCCTTCAGGGGAAAAGTGCCAAGAAGGTCGCCAAGATTCAGGCGCAGACGGCTAGTGAGCAGATCGCGGCGCAGAAAGCCCAGCTACAGCAGCAGGTCGACCTTAATCAGCCTGCGATCACTCGTGGCAACAGCGCCGCCGATTTGTACGGCGGATTTCTGGGTGTTGGCGACCAAGCTCAGTCGGATGCGGCGCTACAGGCGTTTCGTGGTTCGACCGGTTACCAAGACTTGCTCAAGAGTGGACTAGGAGCGGTCAACGCCAGTGCCTACGCGCGGGGCATGGGCAACAGTGGTGCGGCGTTGAAGCAGCTTCAGGATCGAGGGGCTGGCATCGCGAACCAGTCGTATCAGGGCTACCTTGGCAACCTGAACACGTTGATCGGCGCGGGTACGCAGGCGGCGGGCAACGTGGCGGGGGTGTCGCAGAACGTCACCAACCAGATCGGTGCCATCAGTCAGAATTCGGCTGACGCGGCGAGCAATGCCGCATTGGCACAGGGCAGCGCGTATCAGGGCACGCTCCAGAACCTCGGCAACATCGCGGCGGACTATTTCAGCAACCGACAGGGCACTAGCTCGTCCAGCTACACGCCGATCGCTCGCACTGGGATCACCGCGCCGACGCAGACGTTCGCCCAGCCCGGCTACATTCCACTTCCGCAGTTCAATCTCGGGGGTCGTTGATGGCCGTCAACTGGGGATTGCAGGGACAGGGTTTCGACCCGCTAGAGGCGCTTCGGTACGCTGGCGTTCAAGCGCAGACCCGTGCCATTCAGCAGCGCGCTCGGCAGGAAACGGAAGATCGTGCCCGCGACCAGCAAGTGCGGATGACCGTTGCGCCCTCACTCCAGTCTGGTGACTACACGACAGCTCGCAACACCGCTCTTGGGGCGGGTTCCTACGACATCGCCGATTATGTCGGCAAGCTACAGGAAGATCAGCGTAAGCAGTTCGCCGCACAGGGTGAAGCTATCGGCTCGGTCGCCGCATCCCTTAAGGGTTTGCCGGTCGAGCAGCGTCAGCAGGCTTTCGCGACGGCGCTCCCTTTTCTGAAGCAGCAGGGCTTGTCGGATGACGATCTGGCCGGGGTGGACTTCAGCGATGCCGGATTAAACGGGTATATCGCGGTCGCTACCAACGCCAAGGATGCGCTATCGGCCTACGCCAAGAGCCGAGAGCCTGTCACGCTGGCGCAGGGCAGCCGCCTGTATCGGCAAAACGGCGAGCTTGTTGCGGAGAACCCCGCAGAGCCTCGTTACCAGTCAGTACCGGAAGGCGGGATGCTCGTCCGTACAGACGGTGGATCGGCAACGCCCGTGTTCGGCGCTCCATCGGCAGGCTATGCCCCGGCTGGGGGTGGTGCAAGCGGCGGGGCTGTATCGGGCCGCACGCAGTACGGATGGACCCCCCGCGCTCGTAACGGTGGCGACAACGACGACGCAGCGGTTGACGGCAAGATCAGCGGCATGTCGCGGGCACTTGGCATCTCGCCTACCGCTCCGCTCGACGGCCTTTCCGACATGCAGATCGCTCGTGCGCTGACGCTTAGTGAAGGCGGTCCGGGATCGTTGGCGGATCGCAACAACAATCCCGGCAACCTCACCGATCCCAAGACGGGCGGGTATCGCAAGTTCCCGAACAAGGAAGCGGGTCTACAGGCGGCAGCAGCTCAGGTGCGTCGTAACCGCGCTCGTGGACAGAACACCATTCAGACGATGGTTGAGGGGCTACCAGTCGGCGGGCGGCGCGCGGCGCAGGGTAGCGGTGTGCCCGATGTTATTCGTGGCAATCCCAAGCAGCAGGCAGCGCCTAGCGGGTATCGGTATAATGGCGATCGACTAGAGCCGATCCCTGGCGGCCCTGCCGATAAGCCGTCTGGCGGCACCGGTTCCGGTGGTGGTGACCGCAAGCAGGAGACCGCGCTCCGCAAGGAATTCAACGGACGCCAAGAGGTCAAGAACTTTGGCGTAGCGCGTCAGCAGTTCTATACTGTGCGTGATTTGGCTAAAAAGGCGAACCCCACTGCGCAGGATGACATTGCAATCATCTTTGGCTTTATGAAGACACTCGACCCCGGCTCCACCGTTCGAGAGGGCGAATTCGCGACCGCGCAGAACGCTGGCGGCGTGCCGGATACCGTCTTGAACTTGTACGAGCGCGTGCAGAATGGTCAGCGGCTGAACCCTCAGCAGCGCAACCGCATGGCGCAGGCCGCTTATGCCAGTTACAACAGGTTTCGAGAGGCGTACAACACTACGGCGGACAGTTTTGGCGCGCTTGCTCGTCGCGATGGAATCGACCCTAAGGCGGTCGCCCCTCGTGCTATTATCGACGCTCCTAAGCGACGGACGCGCGGCCTAGGCATTGGTCAGTCGTCTAACGTCGGCGGCTTCAAGATCACGAGGACTCGATAATGGGTCGGTATCGCATCGACACGCCAGACGGTCAATCGTTCGAGATTGAAGGGCCAGACGGAGCGACGGACGAGCAGCTTGACGCGCTGGTCCGGCAGCAGATCGGCGACAAATTCAAGAACAGCCCGATCAAGCAGAACGCGCCGACATATGAGCAGCAGGACCCTGAAACTGCGCTGATTGAGGACGTAGGGCAGGGCGTTGCCGAGCTAGGCCGGGGTTTTGCGCAGGGTGCCGGTGATGTGCTGGACCATGCGGCTGACTGGGCACAGAGCGGCCTTAACGCGGCGGGCAACTTTGTAGGCGCAGGCAATCTCGGCGACACGATCAATAGCGCTTGGGGCAGCGGTCAGAACGACTTGGCTGGTGCGTTCGGCGAGGCGCGCCCCGGTTATGAAGGTTTGAACGGCATCGGGCAGTTCGCAGGCAATGTCGCCGCCACACTGCCTCTCGCTGCTGTGCCTGGCGGTGCGTTTACCCAAGGCGCGGCGGGTGGTGCGCTTCTCTCCGATTCTGACAATGTTGTGGGCGTTGCGGGCGATGCTCTAATCGGCGGCGTCGGCGGCAAGGTCGGTGAACGCGTAATCCGTGGGGCTGCGAACCTTGCCGCACCACAGCTGGACGACGGACTGCAAACGTTGGTGCGTGAAGGCGTTAGTGTCACCCCCGGTCAAGCGGCTCGCACCCGCCCGGGCTTCGCCAACAAGGTCGTTGCAGCAGCTGAGGATCGAGCGTCCGGCCTGCCCTTTGTGGGCGATGCAATCACGCGTGATCGTGGCCGCTCCATCCGTACATTCGATACCGCTGCCATCAACCGGTCGCTTTCGCCTATCGGCCAGTCTTTGCCGGAAGGCACCACGTCAGGGCGTCGAGCAATCAAGTACGCTGGCGACAAGCTAAGCGAGGCTTACAACGACGTTCTGCCTCAGCTGTCCGCCACCGGCGACAGCGGGTTTATTGACGACCTTTCCCGCATTCACAGCGAGGTTGGCGATATTGCTCGATATGGGCAGTTCGAGCGCACGCTCCGCCAGCTTGGCGACCGTTATTTCGGTAACGGCACATCGTTGAATGGGGATGCATTCAAAGCGATCGAAACCCGGCTGGGCGAAAAGGCGCGGCGCTATGCACGTAGCCCCGATGCAGATCAACAGGAATTGGGCGACGCCTTTGAACAGGTGCTTGGCGCTGTCCGTGAAATGGCGGCTCGCCAGAACCCGGCAGTCGCAGACCGGCTAAGGGCCATCAACAAGGGCTGGGCAAGTCTCACTCAGGTTGAGCGAGCAGGGCTGACTACCAGCGGTGAATTCGGTCCCGCTGGTTACTCGCAGGCCGTGCGCAACAGCAGCGCCACGGCACGGCGTCGGGGATACTCTCGCGGTGAAGCGCTTAACCAGGACTTGTCCGACGCTGCTTCGGATATTCTGCCGAGCGATATCCCCGACAGCGGAACAGCGGGTCGGTGGGCGCAGTCGAATCTGCTCGGTTTGGCGGCTGGTGCAGCGGGAATGGTGCCGTATGCGGTATCGAAGGGTGTCAACGCGGCGACGCTTCGTAATTCCTACATCAATCCGCAGCTAGCCGACCTGCTTCGCCAAGGTTCGCGTTATGCGGGTATAGCTGCGCCCGCAGCGATAAGCAGCATTAGCAATGGAGCGCCGTAACGTGTTTCGATACCGCGCCCATAAAGCTACGATCGCACCGTTTGTCGCCATGACGGCGGCTATTTCAACAGGGCTTGCCACTGCCAAGCAATATAGGCGAGAGGACCGGTAAATGGCAACCGCTGCTGCTGACATCTATTTCCCCGGCAATCTGGCATCTGTCCAGACGCTAGCGGAACTGCGCGCCCTTCCTTCATACGGCTTGCTCGAAACCAACACAGTCCTGATGCAGGGGCTGGCTATGTTCGGTGATGGCGGCGGTCGCCTGTACGGCTGGGATGCTTCCGCGACCGCTGCCGACAACGCCACGTTGGTCATCCGCCCCGACGATAAGATGCCGCTACAGGCTGGACGGTGGGTACTCATCCTCGGTGGATCGGGTGGCGGCGGTGGTGCCATCAACCCGGTAACGGAGGTCGACGGCTCTTCCTATGCCGGAACCTCGGAGGAGGATGATCCCAACCGGATTGACAACGACAACGCCAAGCTGATGAATGCTCAGGCGGATGTGATGAACCCCGCCAGCGACAACTACGGTAAGACTGTCGCATGGCCCCCGCTCGGCGGTTCAGGCAAGCGAGTGACAGCGGAGTGGAATGCTTTCTACCCGAAGGCTGGCGCGACGTTTGCCGATTCGAAGGATACTAATCAGATCATCGGCGGCAAGCGCCCGATCGACCCGAACTTCATGACCGAGGTAGGGGACTACACCTTCTACGCCTGGTCACAGAACGGCGAGGTCATCAACGAAAATCCGGTCACGATCATCGGCCAGGGCCAACGGCCGGGCAATCTCGACCCGCGTGTCAACCACCGATTCCTGACCGGGGCGCGATGCCGTCGTCCTGATATGCCAATTATCGCGCCGGAGTGTCTGTGCTTCGATCCGAACAAGACGGCTGCGACCACAAAGAACGGCATTGACACGCAAACCGCTGTGGCGCGTGGCGGTTCGATCACCGGTCTCGTGACGATCGGCGGTGTCCACTACCTGGGCCGGAACAACCACTTCAACGACCTGTCCCTCAATGGGGTGGGCGATTACAACGTTCAGATGCGCTCGTGGGGGCCGCGTTGCGATCCTTGCTATATCGGCGCGGGCAACGTCGGCGACGGCACCTGGAATCGCCACAACTTCGATATCGACGTAGATATCTGGGTCGATGGTTGGAACGCGAACAACCGCAACGGTCTGTCGATCGTGGATGGCACCCGCATTCGTGGAATCGTCGTCGCGAAAAACATGGGCCAGAAGGGTGGTGCTGGTCCGGTCGATAGCTTCGATCCGGAAACGGGTGTTTCGGCTCCGGCAGGTGGTGTCGACATTGAACCGAACGCCTTCACCGACGATCCTTGGGTGCGTGACATCCGGCTTTACGTCGTGTGTGAGGATAGCGGCACGGCGGCAGTAGCGACCCTGCTGCTCGACAACGACACGATCCCGACCCCGATCCGCGACATCGAGCTACACGTCACCTCCCGGCGTAACTATCGCGGCTGCCACGTCTGCATCGGCGGCACCAACATGCGGACGCCGTACGACATTCGGGTTTATGCCGACAGCCTCGGTGACTTCCGCCCCTACGAGCTGCTAGCAGGGCAGGGCGTGAAGCACATCGACTCGACGTACATGCGGTCGTTTGCGGCGGGGTATATTGGTTACACCGGTGGACAGCAGATTCAGGACCTGTGGTTCGAGAATTGTCGCTGGCAGGAGCTTGGCAGTGGCGATGCACGTGGCAACGAGGTTCGGGGCTGGCTTGGGGGAGGCGCGTCCGGAGACGTCGTCAACTGCAAGGTATCGGGCTTCGAATACCTGAACGGTACGGCAATTGGAGGGCTGACGTTCAACCTGCGCTTCAAGAACGTGGCCGAGATCAGCAGCGCCAACAACATGACGATGACGTTCGGGCATTACGTCAATCCGTCGAACGGTGGCGCGCTGATCGACCCGCGTGATTTCGATGACCGAAGCCCGTTCAGCACCATCCCTAACGTGGGGTGGGAGGTCAACGGCGCGGTCATGCCGTCGATTCCCGGCTCAGGCCTGTGGAGGATTGGTAACACGGTGCGGCATAGCCCGACCGGGGAACCAGGCTCCCCCGCTATTTCTAGGGTGTTCCAGTCAAACACTTCCGGTGCGCCGTTCTTCGTGCAGGAGATGCAGCATCAGGGGTTCATCAATCCCGTGTCCAATGTAAACCTCGACAACGGCGACTATACCTTCGTCAATATGCAAAACATGGCGGGAATGTTGCGTGCAGCTTCCGCTAATGCGCGGATGTTTCGTGGGCAAGGCGCGTCTACGATGAATTTGCAGGGACGCGCCCCGTTTAATGGAACGCGCACGGTGTACGTTGGAGTCACGCTTTCCGGATCGCCAACTTCGCTGTCCGACATGTACGCTGGTATTGGCTTTGTGCTGACAAATCAGGGGTATGGTGCGATTGCTATTGGTCAGGGTGCTCCGGCTAGTGCTTTGCAACCGGCAAAGTACGGAGACCCCTTTTCTGTTTTTGCCGCTCAAAACGGAGCAGCCAGCATTACACTAAACGGCTCTCAAATCTACTCAACCGGCTTGCCAAACGCAGGTGTGCGGCCGTTCATTGTTATCAACACCGCTGGTGAGACGGTTTACATCACGGGGGCCACGTATGGATAAGCCGCAACTTCTCCTCGACATTGACCATCACCTGAAAACCGTACGTCCTGCTGGCATCAAAGCGTGGGCCGATGCCGACGTAATCGCCTCGATCCAAGCTGCTTCGGGTGAATATGCGGACACATTTCAGCGTCAGTGGCTGTACGAGGGTGTGACGATCAACCTCGTCAACACACTTGGTTACGGCACACGGATCAACGATGCGTATAGATTCCGCGATCCCGAGACCGGGCGGTTTATCGACACCCCCGATGCGTAGGCTGGCGCTTCCCAGCTAAGGAGACGAATGATGTTTGACGATCCGCACGGCCCTCCGCCTCCCACGCCGACCCCGACTCCCACTCCGACGCCGCCCAACGTTCCAGGCTAACCCATGTCGCCCGAACACATCTACTTCCTGTGCATGGCGTTGATCGTCATGCCGTTGCTGCCGTTTTCACGAACGGCGGTTGTGGTCGGGCTTGCGTGGTTGCCGGGTCAGTTCGCCTATACGTTAGGAGCTGACCCGGCCTTGCTAGACATGTGTATTGCGCTGATGGCGTGTGGGGCTGCGCTTGGCGTCGCTGCCAATGACCGCGACCGCGCTATCGGCGTGTTGTATCTGGGAACTGCCGGGTTGCAGATGTCCCTGCTATTCGGCGCAACGACGCCGTACGATGCGTGGTGGCTTGATTGGGGGCTGGCGATGGCGCGTGTGCTCCTCCTGCCATTTACCATCGACATAGACGAGGTGAGACGGGTGCGAGAGGCGTTTGCCCGGCGCAAGGAATTCGATGACCTATACTGGCGGAGGCTCATATGCTGGTGATATGCGGCCTATTCACTGAGATAGCAGCTTTCTCCGCCTTATCTATCTGGATGGCGTATTCGCTCTGGCGTTCCTCTAGGGGGGACAGGCGGGTCGGTGATACCGCGCGGCTAGTGGTACTCAGCTTCTCACTTTTGTTAATCTACCGCGACTGGCGTATAATCTACGTTGATGACAGCGTAGAAGCCAAGGCTATTATGGTCATTCTGGGCCTTTCTCTGTGCGCTTTTACCGCATTTACTGCTAAAGCCTACGGTCGTGGTGCTCGCATTCCTTAACGCAGCCGCGATGGTAGCGGCAAATCACCCTGTTGCGGTTGAACCAGGCTGGACGCCATCGGCGTTCATGGGTCTCATCACGAACCTTATCATGGGCGGTGGCGTTGCGGGCGGGCTGAAGATATTCGCCACGCACCTGTTGCAAATGCGGAAGATCGCCGACGCCAGAGCGTTGCAGGTCGATCAGCGTGGCGATGCTCAAAACTTGGCTCTATCGACTCGCGTGTCCGAGTTGGAGAAAGCCTTATCGGATGAACGGCGAGAGTGCGATAAGCAGCTAGCTGAGATGCGTGGCGAGCTTCGCGAGATGCAGTTCAAGGTCGATGGCTTCATGCGTCAGCTGATTGCGTTCCAGACTTCGGAGGCCCGTGCTATGCCACTGTCTGATAGCATGTCGAAGGCGATTGATTCGCTGGACCGGGTTAAGGGAGCACACGAATGACGCGCACCGCACTGTTTGACGCCATCCGGCCGCTGATGCCGGAAAAGCGGTTTACGCAGCCGATGGTCGTCAAGATTGACGAGCTGGCGGACCTTGCTGGCATGACGCGGCTGGCCAGTGACTATGCTTGGCTTCCCGCCGCGCTAGCGTTGATTAAGGAATTTGAGGGGTGTCGCCTAGAGGCATACCCCGATCCCGGTTCCGGTGGTGATCCGTGGACGATCGGTTGGGGTGCGACTGGTTCAGGCATCAGTAAGGGCGTTAAATGGACGCAGGACGCAGCAGACGCACGTTTGGCTAAGGACGTGGAGCGATTTGCCGATGGCGTGAACGCGCTGCTTGGCGCGGCACCGACGACCGATCATCAGCGCGGCGCAATGATCTCGTTCGCCTATAACGTTGGGCTGAACGCATTGAAGGAATCGACGCTGCTCCGCCTCCACAAGGAAGGCCGGTACAGCGAGGCAGCGGATCAGTTCGCGCGGTGGAACAAGGCGGCCGGCAAGGTCCTGACCGGCCTCACGCGGCGTCGTCAGGCGGAAGCGGCGGTGTACCGTGACTGAGGACAAACATACCCTGATTGCGTTCTTGGCGACTCTAGGCGCTATCGTGGTGCTGTTCGTCGCAGCCTGCGTCTGCCTCGCCTTCAGCAAGAGCGTTGAGGCGATCGGCATCGGCGGCGTCATGACCGGCCTCATCGGTGTTCTTGGCACTTTTCGTCCACGCAGCTCGCCCACCGCTGCCACGACAACCGGTGACGTGAATGTGAACCCGGACAAGAGTGCCTGATGATGCCCGTCTGGCTTATCTCCATTATCGCCCGTACAGGCGTGCCACAGCGGTTTCAGCGCGTGGCGGCATGGATCGCTGGCGTAGCGTTCCTTGCCCTCGTGGCAGGACTTCTCGTGCTGGCATTCTGCTCATGGGTGTCGAACCAGCGCACCGAAGCGGTCAAAGGCGACCGCGCCCTCTCCGCGGCCGAAGCCAACACCATCGCCGCACGCGCCGAGGCCATCGCCAGCGCCAACATGGTCGAGCAGGTCCGCACCGACACGATCAACGACGAGGAGCTACACCATGAAGTCCGTAAGGGGGATGACCGCGCTGTCGGTCCTGGCACTATCGCTGTGCTCGACAGGCTGCGTCAGCAACAAGCCGAGGGTAGTCGCACTCAAACCACCCGTTGAGCGCCTGACGTGCCGCGCCGAACCTACTGTGCCGGCAACGTACACCGACACTAGCGTGGCGGGATATATCGCGGACCTGGCGAGCGCGGGGCAGGACTGTCGAACGGCGCTGGGATGGGTGCGGGATTGGGCGGCGGGGCTGTAAAGCGTTAGTCAATCCAATACCCTACGCCGACAAACTCCGATCCCTCTTCATAGCTTAGCTGGTCGCCGGGTTTGAGTAGCACGCTACCGACGCCGGTTGGTGCCCATACGCCATCTGGCTCGTGCCAAAGCATGCCGCCAAGCATCTGTTCTCGCGTCCACGCTGGCGCTCCGACCCACGATTCACCTTTCGGCGGCACGGTCCAAGTTTCCATCATCTCTCGTCTCTCGTCTGTCATGACCGGCTCTCCACGGGAGGGGTGGCGGAAGCCTTGTGAGCCCGCAAAGCATCACGGATGATAGACCACAGGCCTTGCGCTATCTCGTATTCGGTCTTTGCCGGCACGGTTCCCCAAGGGTGCTGCCGCTGTTCCTTCTTCCCGATCTCCCAAAAATCGGGGAATCCACCGCGGTAATCGGCTAAAGCGCGCAGCGCCAAGTGGCTCGGCACGTCGGGAAGTTCACTCAATGCATCAACCAACTCGTGAAGCTGATCCCAAGCGAAACGCAGCTCTCGGCGCAACTCCGGCGCTTCCATGCGCTCTTCAATGGGCTGGCGCTCGCCCTTCTTGTCCTCTGTCATGGGGGTAGGTCTCCGGAGTTAGAGGGTTAGCTGGCGGGAGTGGAGGTGCGGTAGCGCTCGGCGATGGTCTCCCACTCCTCATCGCCGGTGCGGTTGCTGTACTGGAATAGCCCTTCCTCAGGCTCGAGAGCGTTCTCTCCATCCACCGGGCAAATTCCTTCGCCCGCTGCCCAAACGTAGAACCGCAAGGCTTCGTAAATCAGGTCGGGATCGGCGTTACTCATCGTTCTACCTTCCTTAGGCTAAGTGAGGGGGAGTGGGGTGGGGCGCACTCGTCGCCATCGCCAGCAAAGCCGCCTCTATCTGCCTCCCCAGCCCGATAGCCGCAATCGTACGTCCATCACTGGTACGGACTTCGGTTAGACCAGGGTAATCACGGTCAGCAGGGACGGTGCGGATTCCGTCAGCAGTGTAGCTGCGAGTGCGCTCAACCATGCCTCTTACCCTCGTCGGTACTCGGCACGAGGGCGGCGAGAACAGCGGTCGCGCGCGCCTTGTTGCGCCGCTCGGCAATCAGGCGGTAGCCGTCGTCGCGGTCGTCAAACTCGACCGGTTCGAAGCCGTCCATGAACAGCGTGTGCGTCTCCTCGCCGTCGACCAGCCGCGTCAGGTTGAAACGGTAGCCGAAGTCCTCGTCCGCCTTCGCGATAGCCGCAGTGATAGCCTCCTCCCGCACGCTCGTGGAAGGCGCGGCGGAGAGGCGGTGAGGCAGCCCGACCTTGTCGCTGGTGGCGTTGAACTTGGCGATTGTCGCGGCGGTGAGGTCTACGCCACGACGACGCGCCAGCTTGTCGAGGCAGATCAGCACGTCGGCGCATTCGTCGGCGAAATCTTCCGGCGCTGCCCGGGACCCTCGCCATCCGCGTTCCTCGCGCTCAAGCTTCTTCACCACGTTGAGCAGTTCGCCGACCTCGCCACCTAGCTCGGCGGCATCGAACAGGATGCCCGCGTCCTGACCGTCGCCGACCCACGCCTGATAACGCTCTGTGTTCACTCGGCGCAGCTGGTCGAGGAATGCCTCCTCCTCGCGCGGCACCACCACGCTCTCGCTATCTTGGGTCATGCGGTTGGCTCCGTTGCGAGGAGGTGATTGCGGACAGCGAGGCCGAGTGGGGTCAGCGTCCAGACCCATCCGCCGCTTTCGATATGAGCCGGGCTTTCAGTCAGCCCCTTGCCGCCATCGCGACCCCACCAAAGGCTGTAGGCGTCGTTCCCATTCGGACCGCGTCGGCCTTGGTAGGCAGGCGCTTCACCCATGCGCTTGATCGCGCGCCGGCTCGCTTTCGTCAGACTGTCCGCGATCTCTTTCACATCAACCGACATTGGACGCCTCCTGCGAGGGGGTGGGGCGGAGCGTCTTGCGTGCTTCGCGAAGAGCGACGCGCGGATCGTCGCTCCATCCTTGAGCGATTTCCCGCTCACGCGGCTCGGCTTGCCAATGCCCGATGACCGTCCAGCCTACGTCCGCGTCGCCACCACCGGTCTGAATATCGAAGCAGCGCAGGTCCCAGCACTCGTCGCGAAGCATGTCGAGAAGCTCATCCGCTTCCGCAACAGCGGCTTCCACGAGATCGGCGGCGCGATCGGCGGCGTTCTCGCGGGCGGGGCGGGTGTTCCAGGCTGCCTGAGCTTCCGCTTCGGTGGCCGCAACGGGACCGTTCGCAAGGCAATCGTCGCAGGTCGTGTATTCGCACCCGTCCCCCAGAACGTACGCGATGTTGTTGCCGCCGCAGAACGGGCACGCCTTCAGCACCTCCCGCCCCTCTCCGCCCGCGTTCGATGGTGGGGTCATGCGGGCTGCCTCCACTCGTCAGTGGGCGCTGTCTGGTCGAACATGTCCTGCCCGTTGACCCGGCGCGTCTCCAATCCGCAGAACCGGCATACGAAAGCGGCCTTGCTCTCGTCGCGGTGCATCCGCACCATGGTCGAGCAGCCCCCGCAATACGGAAGATACCCCGGCTCGCCTACGCTCACCCCCCTCACTTCGACACCTGCGCGGCATTGCTCGCGGACAGGGCAACTCGGCTCTGCTCCAGATGGTCAGCAAGGATGCCCGCTTCACGGTAGAGCGTGGCGCGTGGCTTAATCGCGGACATGTCGCGCAGTTGCGCTACTGCGGCTGCGAAACCTTCCTCTTGTCCGCGTCGCCGCTCGACCTCCCCTGCCTCCTTCACGATCGCCGGGGAGGGAGATGGGCGGAGAGCGAGAATATGCTCACCGATGCGGCGTGGCTCGTCTGTCTCGGTCCATGACGGCACGCCCCATTCGCCATCAGCCGAAGCCCAACGCTTGTCGAATAGCGGCTGCACAAGAGCGGCGAGCTCCCCACTATCGGGTGAAGCATCGGGCGAAGGGGTGGTGGGCCATCCCGCGCAGGTCGCTGCGTAGCTGATCGCTGCTTCGCGCTGTTCCGGCGTCGCCGTCCCCGCAAGTACGGCGTTCCAGTCCGCCTCGCGCGCAATCGCCTCGTCTGAGGCTGCGGCGATGCCGAGTATGACCGAACGAAGCGATGCCGCTTCGTGCATCGCGATATAGATCGCTTTAACGTTGTCCGGCCAAGGTCCGTCAAACGCGGCTTTGGCGCCGGCCGCCATCATTCGAGGCGTCACCTCAATGGTCATCGTGCACGCTCCAAAGCAGGGCAGCCCGGCACACGGCAAAGCTGCATCTCGGCGTGGCCGGAGAGCAATACGGTGCCAA